GCTTTAAGTAACGCTGATGAGTTTGACTTTAATCTAATCACAGTTCCTGGTATCAATTACAACGATCACCCATATGTTGCATCGTTGACAATTGAAGTTTGTGAAAACCGTGGCGATGCTTTCTATATCATGGACATTGCTCACAACCAAATGGCCGGTGCTGAAAGTATCCAAACCGTAATCGACCTAGCTGGTCAGTTTGACACAAACTATGCCGCTACCTATTACCCATGGGTCAAGATTCAAGAAACAAACAGCAACAAGATTATGCCAGTTCCACCATCCGTTGTGATGATGAGTGTGTTTGCTGCCAACGACAAAGTATCCGCAGAATGGTTTGCTCCAGCCGGTCTAAACCGTGGTGGCATCCCAACCGCAGTACAAGTCGCTGACCGCTTAACACACACCGAACGCGACAGTCTATATGAAAACCATGTCAACCCAATCGCCGCCTTCCCAGGCCAAGGTGTGGTAGCATGGGGTCAAAAGACACTACAACGTAATCCTTCCGCATTGGATCGTATTAACGTTCGTCGCTTGTTGATCGCTCTAAAGAAGTTCATCGCTTCTTCTTCAAGATTCCTAGTGTTTGAGCAAAACGTATCGACAACTCGTCAACGTTTCTTGAACATTGTGAACCCATACTTGGAAAGCGTTCAACAACGCAGTGGTATCTATGCATTCAAGGTTGTTATGGATGAAACCAACAATACTCCGGACCTAGTTGACCGTGGTATCTTATATGGTCAAATCTATATCCAACCAACACGTACAGCGGAATTCATCGTATTAGATTTTAACGTCATGCCAACGGGTGCTTCGTTCCCAACCGCGTAATAGATAAAATCTCCCTCTACAGAACCCACCGAGAAATTGGTGGGTTCTTTTTTTGTACCCACAAGAAAAAACATCTTGCGTTTTTGTGGGGTTCTCTTATATTTATCCATATGAATAAAGAAGAATTGTTGCATTTTATAGAAAATAACAGAGAGAATTTTGGTGTTCAATTAAAACGACTATACCCAAATGTATACAATGAAATAAATTCTATATACCAAGGCGGTACATTTGGTGAAAAAATGTATCAGCATATAAACGAAACAGGTGTGGGTAAATGTGAAGTATGCAACAGCCCAACCAAATTTGATAGTTATTATAAAGGATACAGAAAAACATGTTCATATAAATGTTTAAACTCAAAAAAAATTATAGCGCCCATTGTTAAAACTTGTCCTATTTGCCGCGAATTGTTTGAAACAGATAAACGACACAACAGAGTTACATGTTCAACAGTGTGCCAAAGTGAATACACAAGCCTTCCAGAGTTTAAATATAAAGTACAATCTAGTTTAAAGAAAACTATAAAAGAAAAGTATGGAGTATCTCACTCAAGTCAAATTCCAGGTTTTGCGTTAAAATTAAAAGCAACAAAAAAAGCAAAGTATGGAAATGAAAACTTTGTTAATCCGGTAAAAGCTTCTCAAACAAAATTGGAAAAGTATGGTAATAAAAATTATAACAATCTAGAAAAACTTAAATCCACATTGTTAGAAAAATATGGAGTAGAAAATATTTCAAAGTTAGAAGAGTTTGTTAAAAAATCAAATGACACTAAATTTGCTCACTTTGGTGAACAGATGACAAGCGATTTTGCAATCAAAAGCATAATGGAAAGATTGCAAAATGGAACACTGGGATATCAATCGGCGGCAGCAAAACAAACCATACGCAAAAAGTATGGAGTGGAAAATGTATCTCAAAACAAAGAAATTGCTGCTCAAATTTCATCCACCAATATTGACAAATTTTATTATTCAATTGTATCTGGTAGCAGATTAGATGGTCAAGCAGTTCCATTATTTACACGTGAAGAATATAAGGGTACACGAGGAAGAAATGATGAACAGTTATTTTATAAATTCAAATGCACGTCCTGTGATGTTTGTTTTGACGCGGTGCTTGAAGATGGTAAAGTTCCAAGATGTCAACGATGCTATCCAACGGTAAGATCTCAGCCAGAACTAGAAATATTAGAATTTTTAAAAGAAAATCTTCCAATCGACTGTGAGATTAAACAAAATGACCGCCAGCTTATATCACCGCTTGAATTAGACTTTTATATTCCAAGCAAAAATGTAGCTATTGAATTTGATGGAATCGTGTGGCATAGTGAATTTTTTGGTGAAAAAGAAAAAAAGTATCATATACACAAAACAAAAATGGCCGCAGATAAAGGTGTAAAACTAATTCATATATTTGAAAATGAATGGGCAGTATCAAAAAATATCGTAAAACGTAAGATACTTAATTTAATAGGTTCTAATAAAATAATTAGCGAGTCGGTTAACACAATTAACAAATCTATTTTTGCTAGAAAATGTAAAGTTTTAGAAATAGAATCGGATGTTTGTTCAAAATTTTTACAAACATATCATATCCAAGGAACAGATCGCTCAACAGTAAAATTGGGTGCTTTTTTTGAAAACACACTTGTTGCAGTTATGACTTTTGGAAAAGGTAGAGTTGCATTAGGTACAAAACATTCAAAACAAGGTGAATATGAAATGTATCGTTTTGCGGTAGGTGAAACACCTGTTATTGGTATTGGCGGAAAACTGCTGACTTATTTTATAGAAAACTACAAACCAGAAAAAATAACAACCTTTGCGGATATAAGATACTCAGGAATGCGGGCTTTTTATGAAAAAATTGGATTTTCATTTGCGGGTATAACTTCTCCAAATTATTGGTATTTTAACATGTCCGACCCATATAAATTAGTTCATAGATTTGGGTTTCAAAAAGGTGTATTGCACAAGAAACTGCCTATATTTGACGCATCTATCACAGAATGGGAAAATATGAAAAACAATGGATTTGATCGTATATGGGACTGCGGGAACTTGAAATATATATGGACTAATCCTAAACTGTGATATATTTATAATCATATGCAAATTTTGTTAGAATCATTGCTTTCTGATCCTTTATATAAATCGGCTACATTTGCCGAAACTATAGACATGGAAACATATGAATTGATTTATGAAGTATATGGAATAGACCCATTGCAATCATATGATGCAAAAAAGAGTGGAAATTCTTATTGGGAATTTATTGGAGACAGTGGCGTTAAACATTTTATTCGTATCAACCTTGGTGCAAAAAATAGATTTGAAATAAAATTAGGATTTTTTGATAAAAACCAAGTAATATACGATAAGCCAAACTTGTATTTTAATGACAATGTATATCAATACGATAAACAAGTATTAAACACATATGTAAAGATTTTAATAGACGACGTTCTTCCTTATTTTTTTAAAGAAATGCCAAACGGGGAACTTGATTTTCCAGCAATTGACAAACCAAGATATCGTCTATATAAATCAATAGTTAATAAATTTGTGGATATCAACAAATATGAAATTATAAACGACGACGGAAAAAGCAAATTTACTATAAAATTAAAATGAATATATTACTAAAGAACCTATTAAAAGAGATAGAAGAAAAGAACCCATTGCAAGTACAAGTATATTGTGACATGGATGGAGTCCTCGTAAATATGGACAAAGGATTTAAGGAAATTTCTGGTGGTCTATTACCAGAAGAAATTTACGATCTTCCAGAATTCAAAGGAAACAAGAAAGCAGCTCAAAAAAGATTTTGGCAGCTTATTGATGCCGTTCCAAACTTTTGGATTAATCTTGAACCAAATCCAGATGCTAAAGTTCTTTGGGACTTTATCAGAGACAACTTCAAGAATCCAGCTCCTGTTATTTTAAGTGCCGGTCAAGGAACTGATATTACAGAACAAAAGACCGCATGGATTCGTAAACATATTGATCCAAATGTAAAAGTAATTATTGCTCGTTCTGGTCCAAGAAAGCCAGAATATATTTTGGATATACCAGGCCGTGTTACTCATGTGCTTGTTGATGATATGCAAAAAAATATTGATGCATGGGACAATTCAGCATTACATCGTGTTGCTATATTACATACTAGCGCTGCAAGTTCTATATCTCAACTAAAGAAATTTTTACCAGAATGAACCATATCAAACTAACATCACTGCTTTCAGAGAACGTTGAAGTAGCCGACTTGAAAAAGTTAGAGTATGCTTCTCGTGCATTTGCCGAAGCTTTGATAAAGGATGGTATATTAGAAAGTCGTCATGTTGATTTAACATCATCGGATGTAGCATCAAGTCAATATGTCGAAGATATTGCCGAAGTTGTTCGCAACGAAGTTATCAAATGGAAAGATACGGTCAACACCAGAGGTGCTAGATAAAATGAAAAGCTATCCATTATATCATAATACACTTTGTCCAAAACTTTGGGTTGTAAATGAAGATGGAGCAAAGCTAGATAATGAAGTGCGAAATGGACTATTAAAGGTTGCGCAAGACTTTGTAAAAGAACTTAAAGACAATAACAACATATCTATCAAAGTTGAAGATATTGTTATCATCGGCAGTGCTACTAATTATAATTGGACAAACTATTCAGATATAGATTTACACGTTGTTACAGATTATAAAAAGTTAGATATGTCAGCAGAAGATGCTCAAACCCTTTTTGACGCGATTAAAGTGGGTTGGAACAACAAGCACGACATTACTATGAAAGGTCATGATGTTGAAATATATGTTCAAGACAAGGCACATATACCTACATCTGCCAGCGAGTATAGTGTGCTAAATGACAAATGGCTAAAAGAACCGGTCAAAGAAAGTCCAAAGTTTAACAAAGATCTTATAAAAAAGAAATATAATGAGTATAAGGGCAAGATAAATACTCTTGTTAAAAAACACGACGAGGTTGCACTAAAGAAGCTACTTGAAAAACTTTATAAATATCGTCAATCTGGTTTAGATAAAGGCGGCGAACTTAGTGAAGAAAATATAGTATTCAAGATATTACGTGCATATGGCTATCTTGATAAAATCAAAGATAGTATATCAACTATATATGATAAGAAGATGAGCGTAAAAGAAAATGAATACATTTGAAAATACTCTTTTAAAACACAAGAAGCTATTGTTTGAGCATTTTCATTTGAATGAATCAGAAAACATGGTTTCCGAAGTAGATAAATTAATAAACCATTTAAAGAATAAAAATAAAGTGTTGTTTATTACTACCAGCAACCGTTGGGTTGGAGATAAACAAAAAGCAAAAAGTACAATTTTAGCTGAATATATCTCAGAACAATTAGGTAATACTACATTAATAGACGCGAGTAAATTAAAAATATATGATTGCGAAGGTAATGTAAGTAAACACGAAGGAAACAATTGCGGCGTAAAAGATGCCAAATTAAAAGATGATAAGAAAAATCCAACAGGTAATCATAGATGTTGGTGTAGCTATAATAACAAAGACGACGAGTTATGGGAAATAACCAAACCTTTGTTTGAGGCAGATGCAATTGTGTTTTTTGTTAGTACTCGTTGGGGGCAAACTAATGGAATTTACCAAAAATTGATTGAGCGTCTAACTTGGTTAGAAAACCGTCATAGTACTCTTAAAGAAGATAATATTATAGCAGATAAAGAAGCAGGTATAGTTTTGATTGGACAAAACTGGAATGGCTCTTCGGTTGTTAACATCCAAAAACAAGTATTGAAGTTTTTTGGATTCAAGGTACCTGACGTATTAAGTTTCAACTGGCAATATACACAAGATGCAAAAGATGAAACGGCGGATAGTTATAAAGCAGCTCCAAAACAATTTGAAAAAGATTTTGGCGTTGAGATAAAAGACTAAAGCGATTTGCTTGACATTTTATAATCTTTGTATAGTGTTGCTGTTGTATGGCAAAATACGACATAAGCAAAACAAGCAAGCTTAAATTTGCACGATTTGGTGGATTAAGTTCTGTTAACCAACGTGGTTACAAATCTATGCCTGACACTTTTCATTCTCCACCGGCAACTCGCGGTTTTTATTGCTTTGTGTGGCCATATTATGAAATGTTTTTACTTGGAGCAGATTGTACAAAAAATCCAAAAGTGGCTGGTGCAAAGTTTATGTATGTTCGCGACAACAAAAATAATATTATTACCAACTTACATCCTGAATACGAGTCTGTTTATTGTGACAGAAACAAATTTTGGTCAATAGAATCCAGTGAATATAATGAATTCTTAAAACAAAACGAAGATATTGATTATGACGGGTTTGAAGCTAAATGGAAATTGTTGAATTTGCCCAAATTTGTTTTGGTAACAAAACCATCTCCACGCATTTTTACACACGAAGGTGAACTATGGCATCATCTAGGTGAACACTTAAAACAACATCAAATATTGGCTACCAAAGGAGAATGGTGCAAATCAACTGTTCAAGACTATCGCGAAGCTTTAGAAAAGAAAATGCACGATAGTAGAAAACGAACAATGTCTCATATGTTTACTAAAAACAACAAAAATGTTATGTCACAAAAATCAGCATTCCGTTTTAGTTCAAAAGACGAACTAGAATGTTTTATTGAGAAACTTTAGGTTACTCTTTCCATTCTCCAATTCGTTTTAATTCTTTTTCAAGGTTAAATACGTTCATAATCTCACATTGCGTACTATTTATTATTATGTCAATATTATTTGCAAAATGACGAATAGACCTACTTATTATAAAGACAAAGAATTTTGATAATAAATAAACTATTTTATATTTTGTTGTATATTTATAATGAAAGAACAAACAATTAAACACCCAATATTATGGCAGAACTACTAGAAGCAAATCAAATATTCCTAACGGCTTTTGAACCAAAAGTACAAAACCGTTTCATCATGAACATCGACGGAATTCCAGCTTACTTAATCAAAGCTGCTGCTCGTCCTTCTATCAATAACGGTGTAATTACGCTAGATCACATCAACCTAAAGCGCAAGCTAAAAGGTAAAAGTGAATGGGGTGATGTTGCTATTACATTATATGACCCAATCGTTCCATCTGCCGCACAAGCTTGTATGGAGTGGGTACGTTTGGCACACGAGTCCGTTACTGGAAGAAACGGATATTCTGATTTTTATAAAAAAGACGTTACTATCCAAGTTCTTGGTCCGGTTGGTGACATAGTTGAAGAATGGCAATTAAAAGGCGCATTTCCATCGGCTGTGGATTTCAACGGCTCTGGTCTTGATTGGAGTTCTCAAGAAGCGTTGCTTATCAATGTAACGCTCACAATGGATTATTGTATCTTACAATTTTGATATAATAAACATATCAAACCCAAAATCCTCTATGAAAATAGAGGATTTTTTATTGTTTATATACTAAAGTTTGCATATACCATTTCTGTATAATACACACTTTTATGTTATTATGGCTTGACGCCTATTCAACTTTGTGGTTACAATCCCCGGACTTTCCTAAAAACAACCTTAACAAACAAAATTAACATTGTTTATAACTTATAAGTTTTTTAGATAGTAGTTTATATTTATATATACATAATAAAAATATAAAAACAACATGAAGAAATCAGAACTAAAGAAACTAATTAAACAGATTGTCACAGAAGCTATTGGTCTTGGAGTTGCCGAAACCAACTTACAAGAATCAGCTCCACCTGATTTCCCACCAGCACTAGAAAAGAAACTGTTAGCACAGTATAAAGATGTTCCACAAAAAGCTTATGCTACTATGTGGAAAATTCATAATGCCAAGAATGAAGGTCATGCTAAAGTAAATGAAATGTGGGCTGCTTGGGAAGCTAAAGGAATGAATGAAGATGTATCTGGTATGAACGTTGCTTATATTGCTCATGTTGATAACACAGTTTATCCAATGACCGGTGATGAAATTGCTGCAATTGTTCAAAAACATGGTGTTAAAATGGAATGGACGGGAAATGCCAAGTTTGGTAAAGTTTGGGACGATGAAAGAACCAAGTATTATGAATTTAAAATTTCAGGTCCAACTGGCGAAGTTGATTCTTTAGTAGATGAACTATCACAAGAAAACGGTATTGATTTTGTGCCAACTGCAAAATTGGGAGAATCCCACGACGAAACAGACATGAGCAATCCAGAAGAAAAGCGTGAAGTTGAATTGGCTAAAAAAGCCAAAGAAGCTGCCGACGCTATTCTAAAGATGCACGGTAAATAAAAATTTATGAAACGCTCCGAACTAAGAGAAATCGTTCAGTCTATTGTTAAAAAGAAACTCCAAGAAATTGGAGAAGTTGGAGCAAATGCTATTGCAGATACACAAGCCTCGAACGATGGATTGAGTGATGCGGACAAAAAGTCTCTGGTTGTATATCAGGCCGCGTTGGATAAAATGAAAAATGATATTGCCAAGATTGATTCAGACATTATTAAACTACATGCGCCGGTTCAAAGAAAAATAGAAACACTCGAACGCAAAAAGGCGGTATATTCAAAGAAACAAGGTCAAATTATAGACAAGATTAACGGCATCAAAGACAGAGGTTAAATACTATGAAGAAATCAGAACTAAAAAAATTGATTGCTGAAGTAGTTAAAGAAGTACTTAATAAAGTTTGGGATGTTGAAGAATA